GTTGGCGAACAACAAAGATTGCTCCCGCCGCGTCGGCAGATCGCCGCCAATGGACTTGGCCCACTCGCCAGCCTCTTTCCACTTACCTTCGAATTCACCCGGCAGCAGGATGATGTGCTGATGCGGCGCGCCGTCTTTGCCAAGCAGGATGCCGGCCCAGGTTTCACCGTCGTTGAGGGTGGGAGGAGTGATGCTTTCCATTGTCGTGACCTTTCGTTTGTTGTGATTAAGTGGCTTATTTCCGATGAGCGAAGCGCGCGGCCAGAAGGGCGCAAATAGCGACCGCGATGACATGATTGTCCCGGTCCTCTTTATCGCGCCCGTCCCAGTGCGGCTCGCAGACAAACGCCTCTTCGTCATCGCCTCGCATATAACTGATTTGGACCCACACGCGCTTTTGGGCGGGCGCGGAACAGAGGGTGCACGGTCGTTTCCCTTTAATGCGGGTGACGTGAGCGATGCGGGGGTACTTACGGGACATTGGGAGGACCCTTTATAAATTGGGGGGAAACTTATTCGGTTCGTAACCGTCCGCCATCGCATCTCCTAATTCTGGGGGATGGGAGGCGATCCCGGTAAAGTCGATGCGGATGGAACCTGGTGGCGGGGGTACGGTGTACTCGGGCGTCTTACTGAATGCTCGTTGTTGAACCTCATTCCAGTATTCCGCCTTGGTCCACATACGAGGAGTATGACCCAACTCGGTCAACCAGAAAATCTCCACCTTATTCCACTCCCCGCATGCAATCGCGCCCTCGTTGATTAAACGGGTGAGCTCCCGCTCGAGGACAGCTGCCTTCTTATCAGGGAGGGTTTTCCTGATCATGGACATAGTCAAGATTCCCGCCTTCGCGCATGTCCGTTCGCTAGCTGTAAGCGTGTGTCTCTTAGCATACTCTTGCGTTCTACGGAATGCTGCGAATAATCGTTCTTCTATGGGTACGATTGGTCTCATATCGGTTCTTCCTCGTCCTCTACGGGATCGCGGGCGTTAAGGTCGCGGACGTATCGCTTCGCTTCGACGAGGATCGCGGGGCAGAGCGATTCAAGTAGATCGATCAGATGGGCACCGAGCATCACTCCCTGGCTGAAAGAACCATTGCCCGCATATCGCAGACGATCAGCGAGATGAACATCGAGCTTTATCGAATATCCGCGCTTAGTTAGGGAGCGGCGGACGTCTTCCAGGGTGCGATCTTTCGATGGACGCCCCGGACTGGTCTTACGTCCGGCCTTGAATTCACGGGGCTTGACTCCGGTTAAATCAACCATAATCGACTCCTGGAAGGGCTAAAAACGAGCTGGGACCGTATCCGAAACGGGTATTTTTCTAAATACCCGAATTCTCAAGAGATCGTAAGTAGCTGAATTATCAGTCGAACTTTTCACTCACCTTGGACGTAGCCGAAATTATTCCCATATATTCCGAGTCATTTTGCAAGCAAATTGTCGACGTATTACCTGTAACAGAGCGATATGCTGACACCCCCCTTATGTAACCCCACGTAAAGAACTCGGATTGATACATTATTCAATAATTCTTTACGTGAACCCCCAATATCAGTACCAATGCATACATTTCCGGTAATTTCGGTATTACTGGCCTGATTTGTGCGGTTGGCGAAGGTGAAAGGGCTCGAAAATATACCGGAAGATACCGAATTCCCCGGCTCCAAAATACCGATATTACTTTTTCGGTAAAGAAAACGGGAACCTCATCGCTTTCGGTCTGTGGCTGGCGTTAGGATAGCCCTATGCGCAAGACCACGAGAAAGAAGCAACGTATCGGTCGCAGGATCAAGATCCCAAAAGGCGTGGATCCTGGCAGCGCATCAGGAACGATCTTTCTCCCCGATCACCTGGCTCAAGTGAAAGCAATCGCCTGGCGCGGTTCCAGCGATGACGAGATCGCCGGCATGTTCGGCGTCGATAAGGATTTGTTCCAGAAATGGAAGAAGCATTACCCGTCGTTCCGCCTGGCGATTGAGATGGGCCGATCCCATCCGACCGCCGAAGTCGAGAGGGGGCTTTTCGAGCGGGCGACGGGGTACGACTACCACGAAGACGGTTTGACCCGTACCGGCCGCGTCGTTGCCCTGAAACGCCACGCAATCCCGGACGTGTCGGCCCAGAAGTTCTGGTTGACTAACCGCGACAAAGAAAACTGGAACGAACGCCACTCATTCGACGGCGGTGGAACGAAGGGCGGGGGGACCGCCCCCATCGAAGTGAAGTCCCGTTCCGAACTGATCTACTCGATTATGAACGCCATCGAACCCCAAGACGACAATGAGCAGATCCAGAAGAAGTGACGATCCCGAAGTGACCGTTCACCCTGGGGCGACGGAACTCGGCGACGACCGCTTCGAGTTCTCGAAGGACTTCTCCGCTATCCAGCCGGATCCTCTCCCCACCCCTGACTACAAATCCCCACTCTGGTATCGTCGGCGCATCCCCCAGGTGAGGATCAAATCGTGGATCTTGGATGTCGTCCAGAGAATTCGGAACTCAGTGAAGCGTCTCTCGAAGCGTTGCTGACGGTTTTGCATTGTCAGTTCTTGAAAGACGGGACTCCGCTTCACATTCATCCGACCCAAGTACACTTTACCCCTGAAGCGTTGAGGAAATGGTTTGGCTGGACCGAGGCGGACTTCGGGATCGATAGCTTGTCGACCTCGGAACGGAATGTCCTCACCCTGATGGGACGGGGATTCTCGACGGCGCAGATTGCTGAGCGGCTGTTCCGTTCGGTTCGCACGATTGAGTCACATACGGATCGGATGCGGACGAAATTGGGATTGAAGGACATCGTCGCCCTGCGTGAACGGGCGAAGTGTATGAGGGATTAGGGGTGGAGAGAAAAGTATTTCCCTTCTGATCGGTCCCGTTTTATAGTTACATCGAGTCGGGGCCGACTTTAACTACCCACTGGACCGGAACCCGAGCTAAGTTCAACTCCCGTTGTCTTAGCACTGGGTTCCGATTCTTTAACGAGCACGACTGCCGGTGGACATCTTTCCACCACTGAGTGCGGCCCCGGTTAATGACTCTTGCCTGCGGGGGATCGGACGTAACCTTCAGCCCTCCCTGGAGTAAGCTGTTACTATCGTCTCAACCCAAACGCTGATCAACCTCTTGGGCCGTTCTCTTTCAAAGTCTTCCGGGCGGCAGACACATAACGCGCCGCAACCCGATTACACACGCTCGGGAGACTTTGAAAGAGTCCCGCCCCATCGCCGGTAACGGCCGTTGACACCGTTCGCTCTTACGGTTAAGTCGAGGGCATGAGCGCAAAGTACCGGCGGTGGGGAGATGGGCAACAGCTTCGAAGATCGCCAGCGTCTCGCATGGTGGTCTATCGATATCGCCCGAGCCGGGGCGTTTGACAAAGTTCCGGCCAGGCCACCGATCTCCTGAATGATCGGAGGAACTACGGCGGGACTATATTGGAGAGGTGCACCTCAAACCGTGAACACCGTCGTCTTCTTTCTGAGCGATCTGCAGAGAATCGACTGGACTGACCCACCCTCAGTTCCCTCGCCTCGCCTCTGCGGGTCGCTCCGAAAGGGGTAGGAGCAGACCTAGTGGGACGGGGGACCATAGCCGTGACTGAGACGGGGAACTTAGCGGTTCTCTAATCACTCGAGGTGAAGATGGTCAAACGGAGTCGTAGGAAGGCTTAGCGGCCCGATGTATCGACACCGGCCTCTTTATTGGGGGCTTATTGAACGGTTCGGCGGGCCGGGTTTAACTAACTCTAATCCCGTTGTTCTCCTCGCTCGTCGGGTCGTTCAGTAAGTCTCTAGGGGATGATTATGATGCGAGTTCCACAACTGCGTGCGCGATGGCGTCGATTCTGGCATCTGGCCTGGGCTGGTCCCTTGCGCGGTGAGTGTTCGGTCGATCTATCGGACGAACGTGGGATCAAAGTCATCGCCAGCGGTAAGCCACTGCGTCTGAGTCATTCAGTGCCCACCTATCGCCGCTATCGAGTTTATTGGAAACGCGAGGAGAAGACGAATGAAGACGACCTGGTTGATCTTGGTTCTGTGTCTGGCCGGATGCCGCCCTGATACTTCTAGCACATCTGCCGTCCCCGGAACCCCCCATCTTGTTGAGCTCGAATTGAAGGATGGAACCCACTGCGTCTATGGGTATAACGTCGGCGTCACTTGCGATTGGCGTCCCCGGCGTCAGGTTCGGTTTGAAGACCTCCCCGCATCGGGTCCGATCAGTCGCGCCTTTGAGAAAGGTTTTGACGGCCTACCGCTCCCTGCGCGATAATCCCGCATATGGCCAATCGCATTTTCAAGAAGAGATGCCCGAACTGCGGGCACACGTACGACTTCGGGAAGCAGTTCGCCCTCTGTCCCCATTCTTTACGCTCTGAACGTTTTGGGAGAAAAAGATGAGAGGCTGACCTCGCTCGAATGAGGAGAGGTGAATAAAATTGTTCCATTGGGGGGAACGTAGCGCTATAATCGATTCGCGGGCCGGTCGTCGTCTTACTCAGCCTTCGTGTTGTGGTCTAGCTCGGTGGGGTACAGGACGGCGACTGGTTCGTCCAACGGAGATTTCGATGCCTGATGAGTCAGCCCCTGAACGTGCCCACCGGGACGCACTGCTGTATCCCCGGCCGAAGGGCGCTGCCCCGCATTGGGTTCGCTGCTGCGTCTATCGCGATGAAGCTCGCTGTCTTCTGGCGGACGGTCACGGCCCGGATCATTCGTTCCCAAAATCTTCTCTTGACGATTTAGAAGAATCGACATGAGCTCTCCTCCGACCATCGGTGCGACTCGAGCCGATGCGGATTACTCCGCTTTTCTCAGGGATTGGGATGAAACGATGGAACGACTCGCAGCTTATGCGATGCGTCCGGAGGTCTTCGCAACCCGACTCCACTTCGATGAGAAAACCTTGGAACCGATTGTCCGCGCGATCCTGACCGACGATGCGTATGACTTCGACTACACCCGAGATCCCGTTAACCCGCCGGAGAACATACGATAATGCCGCAATCACGCAAGAATGGATGTAAGGGAGCGCGTCGCGTCCTCGGACGTAAGGGAATGGAAGCGCTGTGGTTTATCGCCAACGTCACGCGTCAGCGACGGCGCAACCGACTGGCGCGGATCGCGCGGCGGAAGACGAGGGACGCTCGATGAACCCACTCATAGGTCTCCCGCTCCGAGTTAGCGCTGGAGACCATTCGGATACAACAATCATGAGCTTCCTGTCTGAGACGATCCGATTCATCGACGCCGAGTACAATGCCGTGCGGTGCGCGAGGACCCCCGATATCTCCCGCCTGCGTCAGTTACAGCGGGTTCAATCCGAACTGGCGCGGCAACTGTTCAGGGATGCACATCGTGCGGGACAACCGAGGCGACTAACATGAGCGAGCGTTACGGTTGTGGTTGCCCCGCGTGCTCGACACGAGATCAGCCCGTACCGCCGCCCAGTCGCTGGTCTCAGTTCTGGGGGAGACTGATGAAGAAGGTCAAGTGAGAAGGAAGACATCACATCAGGGAAAGCCCCACCCCTGGAAGACTCCGCACCAAGCGAAGCTAAAACGCAAGCGACCGAAATCCGATCACGAGCGGTTCAATCCCGATCTGCCGGCGAAACCGATACCCGGTCAATTCGACAACCCCGACTAAGTCCGTATACGATGCGTCGCTATGGCGCTCGTCAAACTCGACTTCAGCAATTCCCCGGCGACGGAGCGGGCGCAGTCAGACCTTCAGAAAAAACTAGATGGACTTTCTCTGGAGGACCTGTTGATCCTCGATTGGGGCGTGCAATGGCGTCAGACCGCCCGCCGAAAGCAACTGCCTCCCGCTGAGTTCCTGACCGGAGAGAAACCGATCTGGGGTTTGCGGTCAGGACGCGGGTTCGGGAAGACGCTGACGGCTGCCAACTGGCTCGGGATGGAAGCGGCTCTTAATCCAGAGACTCTCTATGGGGTGATCGCTCCCACTCATGACGATTCCCGTCACACCTGTACTATCGCTGACACACTTGTTTTTACAAAGACAGGAGAACGGCGTATAGTCGATATTCAGGTAGGGGACGAAGTCCTTACCCGAAGTGGATGGAATCGTGTACTCTTATCTGGAAAGACTGGGACTCTCCCCGTTCTTACGATTGAGCTTGAAGACCGGGTTCTAAAAGTTACAGCGGATCATTCTATCTGGGTAGAAAGTCAGAGAAGGTTCCTTCCCGCATCTGCGTTGAAGCCGGGAGACGAGGTATCCGTGTTGAAGTCGTCAAGTTCGACGGCTTCATATTCCGACGCTACCCCGATTCAAAGAAACGAAATCATCAACTTTACTTCGGTGGGTGGTATCACGGGAAGAGATCCTCTCTGCATCGAGCGGTTTGGGTCTATCATTGGGGACCAATTCCGAAAGGCCGGTATATTCATCATAGAAAGGGTACAAACCGGAATCGAATTGGTGTCCTCAAGTGTCTTACGGCATCTGAGCACAACCGACACCATTATTGGAAGAGCCCCGGACGACATAAACGGAACCTCAAGCGTCTTAGCACGATGCGAGAGAACTCGAAGTACTGGCATCGAACCCCCGAAGGTCGAGAGCACTCTCGAAGGAACGCTCGAGTTATGCTTGAAAAAACCATCAAGCCCACTCGGTTCACTTGCATCGTCTGTCGAAAGGGATTCATCGGACAACGGACTTCAGGAGTTAAGTACTGTTCAAACAGCTGTTGTAAAGAGAGTGGGCGTCGAATCCGCCGAGCGCGTAGACGTCTACAATCTAAGCGTGGAAGGTCAGCCCGAATTCTTCGCTAATGGAATTCTAGTCCATAACTGCTTCCAAGGCGTGACCGGATTGCTTTCGGTCATCCCCGAATTTCTGATCGACGATCACAACAAAGCCCTGCCATCGATTACTCTGAAGAACGGATCCTTCATCCGAGGTTTTGCTGGTGATACGCCCAATCGATTGCGAGGGCCGCAGTTTCACGCGGCTTGGTGTGAGGAGATTGCATCGTGGCAGTATCCGAAAGAGGCGTGGAGTAACATCGAGTTCGGTCTGCGATTGGGTAAGATCCCCCGGATGGTCTGGACCTCGACGCCGCGTCCGACTCCGTTCATGAAGGATCGGAACAACGATAAGCGAGCAATCATCATTGTCGGTTCAACCTATGAGAACCGAGCGAACCTTACCGACTTCTTCTATCAGAATATTGCAAAGTATGAAGGGACGGCCATCGGTCGCCAAGAACTTTGGGGAGAGATCCTCGACCCTGAAGAAGCGGGGTTCGTCAAGCGGTCGCAATGGAGGCTGTGGCCAACTCGGAAGGCGTTGCCTAAGTTCAGGTTTCTGATCATGTCCCTGGATACGGCCTTCACCGATAAGACTCATGATAAGAAGACTCAGACCTCCGACTATACGGCCTGTTCGATCTGGGGACTCTTCGAGCACGAGAAGAAAGATAACGTGATGTTGCTGGATTGCTGGGAGGATCGCTTGGGGTTCCCACAGCTGGTCGCTCGGGTCAAAAAGGAAATGAAGTACACTTACGGGGATGCGGACGAGCCTTTGATCCGTCCCCTGTACGGGACGAGGGAAAGCCCGAAACATACGGGCCGCGCCGTCGATTTGATCCTAATTGAGGAGAAAGGGAGCGGGATTTCCCTGCGTCAAAGTCTCGCTTCTGAAAATATTTTCACTGAGTCGTATAATCCCGGCAAGCTCGATAAGCTCAGTCGGTTGCACATCGTCTCGCCGATGTTCGCGGCGGGGCGCGTCTGGGCAGTAGAATCTGAATCGCAATCTGAACAACCTCGCAACTGGGCAGACCCTTTAGTCACACAGGTTTGCAGTTTCGTTGGCGAAGGCTCCATCGAGTACGATGATCTACTCGACACGGCGACACAAGCTCTGCGATTGTTCATGGATAAGTTCAAAATGGTGTTCACCGTTAAGGTGGACCCTGAGGAACTGAAGAGACGGATCCTGGCTGAGAAGTTGAAAGCGAAGAAGGTTGTAAACCCGTACGGGGAGTAACGAATGCAGAACGAAGAAAAACTGGGATTCAAAACGGTCGTCGGCGATCCGACAACTGATCCCGCCCCGATTCATCTGTGCGATGAGCATTCGAGTCAAGTGAACAACGCGCTCGTCGATCAGGGCTTCGACCGGCGCACGTTGATGCCCACCGTTCTGCACCTGCCGAACAAAGGCCCGCCTCCTCCCGCTATCGTCGCGTTCCAGATGCTGACCAATTTGGCAATCAGGACCCTGGGCACCGAGGCGGTCGTCAATAATCAGGGATGTCCCATCTGCGCGCTTGAGAAGTTCAACTGGGCGGTCGAAGTCTCGAAAGTCGTCAGCCTTCAGCTGATCGGTCCAAAGAAAGTTCAATGAGGTTCATATGAAAGTTCGACCTAAGCCCGTTGTTCTAGAGGCGTTCCAGTGGAATCGCCAATCGGTTGACGAGTGGCCTGAGTGGATGAAGGAACCCAGTCGGGTTCGCGTTGTCGGTACCGCTTTGTATATCGATACCCCGGATGAGGGTCCGATTCGATGCAATCCCGAGGAGTGGGTCTTACAGGATCCAGCCATCGCCGATTTCCGCGTCTTCTCAGACGATTGGATTAAGGCTCATTACGACACGGTTCAGGAGTAACGCTCATGCCGATTAATCCGGGGGAAGAGGTCGAAGACGACGAGGATTCGACCGTCGAAGAGTATACGCCTGAAGAGTCAGATATCGAGAATACTGACGACGGGGGCGCTATCGTTCGGGTTGAGAAAGACGATTCTCCTCCACCTGCGAGCGACTCTAACTTCTATGAGAACATCGCCGACGACTTCGACGAGACCGAACTTGAGAAGCTTTGTGAAGGATTGCTCGAGAAGATCGAGTATGATAAGCAGTCACGTCAGAAACGCATCGATGAGTATGCCGATGCATTGAAGCGAACTGGCCTGGGGGATGAAGCGCCAGGCGGCGCTCAGTTCCAGGGGGCATCGAAGGTCGTTCATCCGATGCTGACCGAATCCTGCGTCGACTTTGCTTCCCGCGCGATCCAAGAACTACTGCCGCCCTCGGGGCCGGTCAAGGATTTTATTCCGGGGACGCCGACGAAAGAGCGGGTTGAGAAGGCGAAACGGAAAGTCGCTTATATGAACTGGCAGTTTAAAGTCCAGATGCCGGGGTTCCGTTCTGAATTCGAGCAGATGCTGACGCAAGTACCACTGGGTGGATCGCAGTACATGCGACTCGTGTGGGACGAGCGCAAGAAGCGTCCGGTTCCGACATTCATTCCCATCGACGATGTCTATCTGCCATACGCTGCGAACGACTTTTTCACCGCTGAGCGGGTGACCTTTCGGGAATGCATTACGAAGTTCGAGTACGAACGGCGCGTCAAGGACGGGATGTACCGCAATCTCGATTTGATGGCCCCGGCGATGCCCGAGGACAACTCGAAGGCGGAGAAGGCGAACGAGAAGATCGAGGGGAAGTCGGCTAATCCTTACAATGAGGACGGGCTACGCGAGGAGTACGAGGTTCAGACCTGGGCCGAACTCGAAGATAAATACGAATCGGCTCCCTATCTGATTACCATCGACAAGTCGAATCGAAAGATCCTGTCTATCGTCCGCAATTGGGAGGAAGAAGACGATCTGAAAGAGTCGATGTTCTGGACCGTTCCTTTCGGGTTCGTCCCGTGGCGCGGCGCCTACCACATCGGTTTAAATCAGATGATGGCGGGACTTCCAGCTGCGACGACCGGAACGTTGCGGGCTCTGCTTGATTCTGCTCATATCAACAATCTCCCCTCGCTGCTCAAGCTGAAGGGAGCGAACTTCTCTGGTCAATCGAAGGAGTTTACCGTAGCCTCAGTTACTGAGATCGAAGGCGGGATTGCGGGGAACGACGATATCCGAAAGTTGATTATGGCGATCCCCTATAACCCGCCCTCTACCGTTCTCTTCTCCCTGTTAGGATTCCTAGTCGATGCGGGTAAGGGTGTCATTCGGACAACCTTCGATGACCTGGCCGATAACAATCCGAATATGCCGGTAGGCACCACCCTGGCATTGATCGAGCAGGGTATGAAGGTGATGTCCGCGATCCATCTGCGGATGTGGAACTCGATGGATCATTTGATTCGGGTACTTCATCGGATCAATCGGATGTACGTCACAGACGATGATATCAAGAACGATACGGGAGAACTATTAGCCCATCGATCCGATTTTCAAGAGCCCATCGATACGGTCCCGACCGCCGAACCTGAGATCTTTTCGGATGTGCAGCGGTTCGCGCAGATGCAGATGGTCGCTCAGCGGGCGCAGCAGATTCCTCAGCTCTATGATCTGCGGAAAGTCGAGCTGATGATCTTGAAGCGGACGAAGATCCCGGAAGCGGAAGAGCTGTTGATCCCCCAACCGAAACCCGAGTGGATGAACGCGGTCAACGAGAACTCAGCGGCTACTCTGGGTCGTCCGATTGCCGCGTTTCCCGAGCAAGATCACCTGGGTCACATCCAGACGCATGTCGACTATCTGACCTCTCCGTTCTTTGGTCAACTGGCGATCATCGCACCGACGTTCTTGCCGGTGATGCTGGGTCATCTAAAAGAACATATCGCATTGTGGTATGTGGTCTTCACCCATAAGGTCGTCAGCAAAGCAATGGGGAAGGACGTAGGCGAAGTTATGCACTTCAAGGACCCTGAGACGCGGGCTGAGTTGGATCGAACCCTGGCGGCGGCATCTAAGAGTGTCGTTGAGGCGGGGGCTCAGGCCTTCGAGAAGATCCCTGAGGTCATTCAACAGGCGATTCAATTGATGCAGCAGTACCAACCGCCCCAACCGATGGATCCGTCTCAGGCTGCACTGCAGGCGGCTCAGATCAACGCCGCTTCTCACGAGAAGGTGGCCGCTCAGAAGTCCGCCGACGAACAGGCGAAGGCTCAGGCATCGGCTGGCGTCATTCAACTGAAGACGCATGCCGATATGGCCCGAGAGACGTTACGGCAGGACTCCGAGGAACGACGTTCCACGGCGGATCGGCTGGCTGAGATGCAGCGGACTCAGTCGGCGGAGGAAGCAGAGAGTCAACGGGTCGCGGCCACCAATGCTTCGCGTGAGAAGATCAATACGCAAGATAACGCGACCGCGATGGAGATTGCCGCTGCTGAGATCGAATCGAGCGAAAAAGTCGATGTGAAGAACGGTACAGGTATCAACCCCTAAATTGAGGAGATGAATCATGAATTTCGGTGCAGCACTCAAAGTTCTGAAAGAGGGCGGGAAGGTCGCACGCCGTGGCTGGAACGGTAAGGGGATGTTCCTCTTCCTGGTCCCCGGTTCCGTCTTCGAAGTGAACGGCCCCCCGCTTCTGGGGATCTACCCTGAGGGGACGAAGATTAATTACCATGCGCATATCGACATCAAGACCACTCAGGGTGTCGTAGCCCCCTGGGTCGCTTCCCAGTCGGATCTCCTGGAAGAGGATTGGATCGTTGTCGGAACGGCGGAAACGGTCGCTCCCGTCGAATTCCCCGGCTCCAATCCGGCTCGGGGTCGTTGATATGTTAGAGTCCGTTCCGACTGTTGGGAGGATCGTTCACTTCTACGACCGAATTGGAGCTCTTGCGACTCCCGCGATTATTACGAGAGTGGTTTCCGCTACTCTCGTTAATCTCACCGCTTTTCCCGATATGACCACTCTCCTGATGTCCTATTCGAGTGTTCCTCGGATAGATACTCATCACGGAGAGGGTCCGTATTGGGAGTGGCCCCCTCGAACTTAGGAGCAATTTATGAAGAAGATTATGCTGAGTGCTTTGTTAGTGATGTTCGTTTCTATGGCGGCATGGGCGGCCAATATGACCTATACATGGAAAAACGCGACGACCAACACGGATGGGTCGGCCATCCCAACCACAGGCGGGGGCTCCATTGCTTCTACCCGTATCGAATACGGCACCTGTAATGGACTGGCGTTCGGTGTGAAGGTCGGTGAGGTCGTGACTTCCGGCCCCGTCGAGACGGCTGCAACGCCGAATGTGGCTCCTGGTACTTACTGTTCGCGTGCTTACAATAAGAACACGTACGGGAATGAGTCTGGTCCCACTCTCGTCGTTCAGAAGGTCATTGATGCTCCCACGCCGAATCCGCCTTCAAATTTTTCTCAGGGTTAATAGCGGCCCTTAAAAAGCTATTCCACAATCTGTTCGGGTAACATAGGAGATATCGACATGAGCGATCCAGTTCGACAGCACCACAATCTGGCTACGGGGAAGTCCCTGACGGCTGAGCCTCCGAAGACGAAGAACCCAGGATTTAAGAAGGGAGGGAAAGTGGCGGGATCAATGAAGGGAACGGCGAAGAAGTCGGGGGGAAAACGGGGCTGCTGATAGGCGATTTTACAAACACAGCCAATCAGGATTAGGATATGTCCGCGAAGATCGAAAAGATCATCGAGTCGATTAAGAGACATCAAGCGGAGTACGCGCATGCCGTCCTGATCGCCCCCCCTGGTAGGGACGCCTATGAATTCGGAAGAGTTTGTGGCATCTACCAGGGACTTCGCCAGGCTGAACAATTGATCAATGAAGCAATCGGAGAACCTGATGACAGAAGCGCGAAGAAACTGGAGTCCTGAGGATCCAGATATTCAAGCGGCGTTCCCTGCGATAGACGCAGGTGTCGAGCCGTTTGGCGAGCGCGTCCTCGTACAGATCCGAACCCCGAAGCGTTATAGCGAAGGCGGGATTCTACTGCACGATGAGACTCGAGAGACTGAGCTGTGGAATACCCAGGTGGGAAAGGTCATCGCAGTGGGGTCATCCGCCTTTAAGAACCGCGATACTCTGCAACCGTGGCCGGAAGGCGACTGGTGCAAAGTGGGCGAGTTCGTTCGAGTTCCTAAGTACGGCGGTGATCGTTGGGAAGTTCCTATCCCTGGTACGAAGGACAAAGCCCATTTCGTCATCTTCAAAGATCATTCCTTGATCGGGCGACAAATCTCTCATCCCCTCCGCATCATTGCGTTCCTTTAACCTTCAGACTGTAGGAGTTTGATCTATGCCCGAGAATAAGAAAGAGCCCGAAGAGGAACTGGTCCCGGTCGGTCCCGGTGCCGAGGTTGAGGAAACTGGCGAAGAGGAAGGGGCCGGAGCCGAGAAAGAGAAGAAACCCAAAGCGGGGGTTGAGGGAGGCGAGGAGGAAGACGATGACGAGAAGGATGACGATGAGAAGGACGGCGAAGAGGAGGCCGGGGAAGAGCGATTAGGTCACTCCGATGAGGGAGATGATACGAAGGAAGGACGCCGCGCGGAACGCAAGCGCCGAAAGCTGGCGCAGCGGGAAGCTCGGGATCGGAACCAGCGGGAACTGAACTATCTTCGTAAACGCAACGAAGATCTGGAACGGCGCTTCGGCGCTGAATTCGCCAAGATCCATGAACGACTCGGTCAGACTGAGGTCGTTTCCGTCGATGGTCGAATCAATGCCCTGAAGGGCCAGCTCAAAGTGGCCGATCAGGTTATTGCGAAGGCCATTGAGAAGGGTAACGGATCGGATGCGGTCAAAGCGCAGGAGATTCGGGATGAGATCCGCGATGCTATCGGGAAACTGAGCGACATCCGCGAGAATATCCAGACCCGAGCGGAGATCGAAGATACTCCGAGAGCCGAGCTAGATCCTACAACCCTGAATCTCGCCCGTCAATGGTGCGGAGAGCACGACTGGTTTACGCCAGGGGGTAAGGACAAAGATTCTCGAATCGTCACGCGAATCGATAACGAAGTGAAAGCTGAGGGTTACGATCCGCGCGATCCCCAGTACTGGCAGGAGGTCTCTCGCCGAGTGGAAGAAGCTCTGCCACATCGCTTCGACGAGTCAGATGACGAAGAACTGGATGAAGGCAGACCCGCTCGTGGGAGCAACGGGAAAGAAGCCACGAAGCAGCGCGGCGGGAAAGGTGGTCCACGGTTTTCCACCGGAGGTCGGGAGCGACCTCTGAAGAAAGGAGAGGTTTACGTCACTCAAGATCGACGTAAAGCGCTGGAGGAGCTGGGGGTCTGGGACGACTCGAAGCTCCGTAATCAATATCTCAAGAGCTTTGCTAAGTGGGACCGTGAAAACGGTTCTCGAGCATAAGCCCGCAACTCGCTAAAACTGGAGTGAGTCACATGGCACGTAAGAAATTGAACCAAGAAGGGTCGAGAACCTCACGGGACTCGGGTGCTCGCAATG